CTTCGCTGTTTCCGATTCGATGACGTGCCGCACGGTCTCGACATACCCGGCCTTCTTGCTCTCGAAGCTGGCCGCAAGGAAGGAATCCCGCTTCTCGACAATATGGGCATAGCGGACGGGTCTACGGTCCCGCTTCATGTAGTTGCTTCGGGGTCCGATGATCCCAGAGACCCCGGCTTTCGTCGTGACGATCTTCGTTGAAATGCTGGTCTTGAGTGCCCCGGTGTCTCGTGGAGCTTGTGACTTCACTTCGCTCCTGACTTCCTTGGCACCGTTGCGAATGGCTTTGCGTAGGATGCGGTTCTTGACGCCTCTCTTGAGCGTCTGTAGCGGCTTTAGGTCTAGCTTGACCTCTGGGACTATGCGGAGCATGGAACTAGAAACGTCCTTAAAAAGCGGAACACCTGATCTTTCGTTGCGTCGTCTGGCACTCGCTGGACATGGGGCCGGAACAAGTAGCCGTCTGGCGGTTCCGTGGCGGAATGTATCTCGCCGTCCATGTAGCAGTACGCAATCTCTGGCATCAGAACGAGTATCACTCCCGAAACTGGTGAGCGGCCAATTCTAGTTCGTTGTCCCATGTCTTGATTCCGTCGATGATGTAGATGGTGCCAGATGCCTTGTCCTGCAACCGGTCCTTGAACGAGACGGCAGGCAGGTTGTGTATCCGTATGGTGACTTCCACGAGGACACCACGGAGACCGTAGGCGAGTTGTTCTCGTGCGGTCAGGGGTTCCACGCTTCCCCATAGTTCGCCGTTGTTCGTGAAGGTCTCTTCCTCCTGGCCGAACGTCGTTTCCTTGTTCGTGGTCTGCTTCAGCCAAATGAGGCGGTCTCTATACTTCCCAGACATGCCGACCTACCTTGTGTTGATTGACGATGGCTTTGAACCCCAACGGCAATTCCGTCAGCGGCTTGTCTGTCAGGTGTTCCCGGTTCTTGTAGAACGTGCCAGCCAAGAGCATGATTGCGAGCTTGACCTGTTCGGGCACGGACACGAACCCGGCCACGAACTGGATTTCTACCTTGGGTAGTTGGTAATCGGTGAGCGTAGGCCGGTCGAAGGTCTCGCCAAAGACGATCCTTCCCGGCACCGTGGCGGCATCGACGTAGTATTTCGAGGACGCCAGCGTATTCAACACTTCCTCCCGATCCCGATACTTGACGTGCGAGACGGATTGCAAGGGCGGGCGAGGGAGGTATATCACGTCCTCCAGCGGCCAGCCGTCCAGGGACAGCTTCCAGGTCTGGGCGATGAGGGCGAGACCGGAAAGGTTCTCGAAGGTCATGCGGGCGGCAGTGATGTAGGACGCTAGAAGCGTATCTTCATCGTTCACGTTTATCCGCAGGTGGGTCTTGAGCGTTGCCACGGAGACCGGTTCTGAGGCCGGGCCGGTAACTAGAGTGAGGCCGAACATATCCTATGTAGACGCAAAGACCCCGGATTTCTCCAGGGTCTTTGCGGCATTTAGAAAGGCAGGAATGGTTTAGGCGGCAGCATGGTCAAGATACTTGAGCGGGGCCGTGCCAGCGTCCAGTAGGTTGGCGTCCGATCTTGCAATCATGACGAAGGCCACTTGATGGAACTCGGCATAGCGTTCATCCAGCCGGTTGAAAGTCAGGTCTAGCGTGTCTCGAATCAGGTACTTGGCGAAGTCGCCAAACAGCACCGATTTGTTGTTCGCACCGATGGCAGCCATGTCGTTGTTCACTGAGACCGGATAACCTAGTATGCGGTCGGGTTGGCCTACCTGGGTCGCTGGTTCCCATAGATACCGGTTCTGGCTGTCCTTCAGTTTGCGGATAGTGGAGACCGTGGAATCGTTCATCATGAACCGGCCATTGCCACGGTAGAGCGGATCAATGGAGTGGACTAGATCAATCAGGTTGTCGAACGTCAGAGACGAGACGGCAGCCGTAATGCCGGAATCGGCAGCGGCGGTCACAACGCCATTTGGTTGACCGGACCCCGTTCCTGACGTGAAGTGGGTGTTCTGGATGCGTCCAATTCTTTCAGCGAACGTCTGACCCAAGAACTCATCGAAGTTGAAGTGTGAGTCTTGCAGTAGCTCGATGGATACCCGGATGATCTTGGACGTGTACTTGTAGGCTTTCAGGACAATCTGGCCGAACGTGGTATCTTGTTCGCTGTCCTGGGTGTTTTCCGCCAGGATCGCTCCGACGTTCGCCACGTCGTTATTCGTTGGTATAGGTAGATCGTTGCCGGTCGCCGTGGTCAGGATGCGAGCTACTTGCCGCATGGGGCCGAAGTATTTCAAAGCCCGTTCCAGGCCAGCCATCGGCTCATCGGCGATGGCATATCCACCAGCGGAGAGGGTGCCCTTGCTTTGGGCACGTTTCTCTAGTGGTCTGAGTGTCAGCCAGCGGCTATGTAGATTGATGCCGTTGTGTGCGGCGGCTTCGATCATCTCCCCGTTGATTGGCCGATCCGTGCCAGCAAGCAACCACGCCCGTAGGCTATCGCCGAATTGGGCCGGGTTGTGCCGGGTCTCTTGGCTGGTTACGATCTGGCGGGTAGACTTCTTGAGGTCTGTTTCCAGATTGGCGAGCTTGTCGGCTCGTTCCTTTGTGTCGATTGCGGCCTTGACCTTCTCGGCCTCTGTGAAAAGGGAGTCGATCTGTTCTTGTTCCTCGGCGAGTAGGGTTCTCTTCTCCGATTCGGCCTTGTCTAGTATGTTTCTGGCATCGCTGACTAGCTTTGCTCGTTGTTCTCTCAATTGGACTGGATTCATATACTCCTTAGCAACCTAAGATGGCGTCCTACTATCTATCAATCTCCTCCAGTTTTTTTCTGAGTGCGTCGATTTCTAGACGCCATAGCTTCAGTTCTGACCGCAGGTTTATCTTGGCGGCTTGATACGCTGGGAAGACACAGGGCGAGATTTCCACGAGGTCCACGTCAAGCACTTCTCTAACCGGCAGCCCGTCACGTTCGGACCATTGATCCTTTTTGACCTGGAACCCGAACGAACAGCCGTCTATATCGCCACGTTCCAGGGATACGGCGAGGTCTTTACCAGCTTGCGTGTCTGGTAGTGTGCATTCAAACCAAAGCCCCTTCTCGTCCTCTCGGATGGCAAGGGTGCCGCTCTTCGTCCTGCCAAGAACTAGGTTGCGGTCGTGGTTGTAAAGGCATCGAATGTCCTTGTTCTTTTTCAGGGTGCGTGCGAATGCTTGTGGACGGATGACCTCGATAAAGGAACGGCTCTCGTCATAGGCAATCGTGGTCTCTGCATCGAACAAGGCGGCGTAGCCTTGCACCTTGTTATTCAGCCGGGCTACCGTCTCCGGTATCGTTCGTGTCTCCAGCGTCGTCATCAGGCTTTTCCTCATCGGGATTCTCTTTCTCTTGTGGTTCTGGGGCCGGGGTCTCGAACTCGTCACCCCACGGCACCGGATTCCGGTTCTCTAGTTCCCGTACCTCATTGATGGTCAGGACTTTGTTCTGTAGTGCGATTTGGTAGACGGCATATCTCGAAGCGGTGTCGCCACGAAGCAGAACGTCTACAAGATGCTCGGCGAAGTAGGAATGCCGTTCGCCGTCAAGGATGAGCTTGCGGGATACCTCTTGTTCGATCCGAATGAGCCAGGGCCGCAACGTCGTCACAACGAAGTCGATGGCGAGATGTTCGATGTTGTTCCAGGTCGCACGTTGTAGATCGTGGAGCTTGACCGGGGAGAGGTTGAACCAACGCCCTACCTCTTCCACCGTGAAGCGGCGGGATTCGAGGAACTGATATTCCTCGTTGTTCCATTGGTATGGCGTGAACGTCAGCCCTTCTTCTAAAAGAGCGATGCGAGCGGCGTTCGTATGGCCTTCGTGTAGATTGGCAAAACTATTTCGGATGTTCTGGCGTGCGGCATCGGACAAGGAACCCGGATAGGTCAGCGTGCCCGATGGTCTAGATGCCTGACCGAAGAAGGCGGCACCGTATCGCTCCAAGGACAAGGCGAGGCCGAATGATTCTCGTGCGAGTTCTAGAACGCTATGCCCCCATACGCCATCGCCCAACCCCATTAGGTGAAACACGTTTACGGGGTCGAGGACGACTTCGCCTTGGTCGGTATGGAACCGATAGCGAAGGTTCCCGTTCTCCCTGACGAGACGGCACCGGTTGACTGGCAGCGGCCAGAGGGCGACGGGTCTACCATCGCCTTGCCGTTCAATCTCTGCCAGGAAGTTGCCATGTACGAGGGAGGTAGCAAGAGCCGATTCCCAGAACGTGAAGGCCGTTTGTTCCGGGTTCGGGGCGGATCGGAGAAGGTCGAATAGCGGATGCTCTGGGGCACGATCCTTGCCGCCCTGGGCGAGCTTGCGATAGACGATGAGCGGCAGCGATGCGATGCCTTCCGAGATGACTCGGACGGCACAACGAACGGCGGCGATGTTGTGGGCTTTGGCCTCGTTTACTACAACTCCGCTCAGGGTCCGGTCGCCTAGCAGGACGCTAGCGGTTTGTGGCGTTACCGCCCGCTTCTCGTCCTTGTGAAATAGATTTGTCAGCCATCGAAACATGCACTATCTAGAAGACCATGACCGGTTTTTCATCGTAGATCGACCGGGCCGGACGCATGTTGCCAGCGTGCAGGAGAGCTTGAGACAACGCCATCACGAGAGATATAACCGGGTCCACCTTGGCGTAGTCGGATGGCTTGACCGGCTTGACCAGTCCTTTCGGGTCCACGTTCAACTGGCAATTGTTGATAGCCCATCGAAGGCATAGGTTGCCATCGTGGACTAGCTGCCGATCCTTGACGAGTTGTTCTAGCTTCTTCGTCGGCTCGTTAAAGTAGGAATGGAATTGCGGGAAGTTGAACACGTCATAGCCTTCCTTTGCAAGTAGCTGGCTGGTCTCCAGAGAGTTCCACTTGTCGAAGATGACCATTTGCACTCGCCCCGGTATTCGCTTGATCGTGTCTCGGATCATTCCGTAATCGACGGCGTTGCCATCCGTGATGGTCAGAGACCCGGCATAGGCGAACTCGCCATAGTCCTTTAGGTTCATCTTCTCTCGTTTCTGGACGGCTGCCCTGGGCACGAAGTTGTAGCTCTTGACGTAGAACTTCCCATCGACCGGGTACACGGCGGCAAGACTCGTGAGGTCCGTTGTGGCGGAAAGGTCGCAAGCGATGAAGACCGGGGAATCGTGCAGCGGCGGCAGGCTTGCCTTGCATCGGTCCCAATCGTCCAGGTCCAGCCATGCGTCTTTCTTCGCCGTCCACTGGTTACACCGGAACCGCCTAAAGTGCATCTCCCCGGCCTTGTTCCTTTGTGCGTCCTCGAAGTCCTCACGGAACGAGTCCGGCGAAAGCACGGTGCCAAGGGATGGGTTGGCGAGCGGCCAGTTCTTGGCGTCCTTCCAGTCGGCCTCTTCTGGCACTTCATAGATGACCGGTAAGAACGTGGTATCGGTGCTGTCTCCGTCTAGTATCGCTTTGGCGTGTTGGTAGATCGAATAGTAGTAGTGCTGTTTGTCATATCCCGCATTGGACAGCATGATGAGGAGCGGTTCCGCCCTGGCGATCATGCTACTCTTGAGCATTTCGTATAGGCTGGCGTCCTTGTGTAATGCCATCTCGTCAAGGATGACGGCGGAACAGTTCCAGCCGCCCTTGCCGGGCGAGTCCCAGCTTATGGCCTTGAGGGTGCCATTCTTCTTTGGATAGGTCAGGTACTTCTGGGATGGGACCGTATGGAGAATGTCACGGAGCTTGTTATTGTGCCGAATGGAGAACGTGCATTCCTTGTATAGCTCGGCAGCTTGTTCTCTCGTGCAGGCTCCGAGAACCACGAGCGGCGATTCTACCTTGTCGATTAGGAGAAGTGCGAGACCCAGCCCAGCGACTAGAACGCTCTTGCCTACCTTCTTCCCCGTCGTAATAAGGCACCGTGTAAACCGCCTGCGTCCGTCTGCCTGCTTCCAACCGAACAGCGGGAAAATAATATCGTCACGCTGCCACGGCAGGAGCCGGAAAGGTTGGTTGGCGTTCGGGCCAGCAGATAGGGTCAGGAACGTCTCGAAGAAGTGGGCCACTCGTTCGGCGGCTTCGTGGTCGAAGTAGCATCCTTGAGCGACGGCTAGCTCATCGGCTTTCGTCTTGATGTAGTGGGCTGGGACCATGCCGGTATCTACTGGCCTGTCCAGCGAAAACCCGTACAACTAGGGACGGTTCTGATGGTCGCCCTCAACCGAAGGGGTCAAACGTGCATCCATCCATTCAGCTTGAACTGGACGACGGAAAGGCATTCGTCACTGACGAGAAGAGCGGCAGGGTCATCAAACACGAGACCCCGCCAAAGTGAAATAGAGCGTGATGCCGGATTTGCACCGGCTCTTCCTACCTGGAAGGTAGACGTGCAGCTATACACTATTCACGCAAGACCTGTGAGATATGGCGGGTTCTCGTTCTTGTGTGCGAGATACCGGGGCAGCCCCCATCGCCCATACCATGACTCTGCAATCTGGGCGAGGGGCCTCCCGGTGCATTCAAGATAGTAGATGCCTCGAATCTTTCCGTGCGTCAGCGGCACCTTGTTTTCTCGTGCTTGATGCTTGTTCCATTCTTTCACAGCCCACATTCGGCCACGGCGTTCGGGAAGTAATCGACGTTCCTTGAGCCATGCCCGGATTTCCTTGTACTTCTCCTCTGGGATATGTTCGTTTCCGTTACCTTTGGTGAAGCCAAGGAACCTATAGACCCGGTTGTATTGGCATGATCTACCAAAGAGGCTGAACGTCTGGATTCCGATAAGCCGGTCTCCATACTTGGCCTGGAATAGATCGGCGATTTCCTTGCACGTCGCCACGAGAGCCATGAGCTTGCCAAGGTTCCAGAACCATGCGAGAGGTTGGACGCCAACGCATACGGATAGGTCCATGTAGTTGCGAAGTTGCTTGCCACGGATGGTATAGTCATTGTCCAGCTTCAGGAACCGATCTCGTGGCCCCAGATTCATGCCTGGGCTAGAAAGGTTCAGAAGACCGATGAGCTTGTCTCCGTGCATTACACGGAACGGCAGGCGTCTCCCAGGGCATACCCGCCACGTCGCCTTGCTCATGTCCTTCTGTAGACGGATCATCTCGCCGTCTTTGACCGGAACTAGATGGATAGCGGCGGGGTCTATCTCGAAACAGGGTTCGGAAATCACAACCTATGTAGGCGTGTCCCGATTCTTTTTTGCGTGGTAGCGTGAATGACAGGGGCCGCAAAGGCTCGCCAGATTTTCCCGGCGATTGTCAGTCGGGGTCTCGTTCAGGTGGTGGACTAGCTCGGCCCAGGCCGCACGGCACCATTCGCAAATAGGTTGTTCCTGACGGACCCGTTTCGAGATGGCTCCCCAGGATCGGCCATATTGGGGCCGGTAAGGTCGAGCGGGTTGGGTCGGTTGTCGGACGATGGGCGGCAGGTTGGGCACGGCTATAGATCGAACTCCGCATTACCTGCGTACCGATCTACATTGTTGCCGATGGAAACCGCCATGCTCTTTCTAGATGCTGGGGTCATGCCGAATTGCTTCGCTAGTTGTTGGAATCTAGATGCCACGTCTAGGTAAGTCTTGATGGTCTTGGGGTCATCTAGTTCCATCGTGGACAAGAGAGACCAGAGCTTGCACAGCACGGCAAACGATTCCCGGTCTTGCGGCGTCAAAAGACCCGCCCGGTTCAACGTCTCGGCATGGGCGGTCCAGAAGTCGGATGCGAACCGGTCTCCACATATAGTTTCCGGCAGACCTAGATTGCATTCTTGTATTTCGTGTTTTTCCATTTTGCGTTTTGCTTGGGTCGCTCCCGGTACTGCTCCACGGATCATGATGTATGTAGCCTAAAAATGCGGTTTATTTTCGTGAACGGGAACGGGACGGTTCTCGACCTCACG